GTGGCATGGCCGAATGCAGAGCACTTGGCAGTTTTCCAGTTCTGCTGAGCCGTCAAAATACGCCTCTAATCGATGATGATATTCAGGGCCATTGCCCGGCCGGATCACGTTGCCGCATTGCTCGCACTTGCCGCCGCTGCGATTCCAAGCGGCCAGCTTTGTTTTTTGCGTAAACTCCTGCCGGTTGGTCATATCTTCATCGCTCGATAATTGGCTGACTGAGACCGCCAGGCTTCAATCTTGGCGGCTGCCGCTTCTCTGAGTGCATACAGCTTAGCCAGCTCGCCGGCAGCATCGGCATCCTCATAAATCGCCTCAATATAGCGTTCTGATGTGCGCGCGTCTGCTTTACGCCCGGCCTCAGTGCGGGAGTCGGATGCTTTGTATTCGAGGGATTCGACGTGCTTGAGCCAGTGTCCGGCCTTGATGGCACGCGAACGCGCTTCCCCCAGCTCTGCAGCACTGTCGCGCAAAAAGGACAGTGCACGTTCAACATCTTCCTCGCTGGCGATCATGTTGCTTTCCAATCGTCTTTATCCATCGCAACACGGTCTCCATTATAGCAGCCGTGCAGGCGCAGGAAGTCCCACGCTTTGGCTGTGATCCAAAATGGCAGCAAGAGCAGCGCAAAGACAAATATTCCAACGGCGTAGATTGCAGTCAGAGTGAGACAGCATACTGCGGCCATGGCCCGGTATATCATTTCTCACTCCTTATCACGTATCGCCGTACGGCGTCGCGATCTTCCTTATCTACCTTGCAATACACGCAGCAATCTTCCCAACCGAGGCCGCGCGTTGCGTACATCTTTATCAATCTCCATTGTCGCTGAGTAATCATCTTGTCTTGATCCGTACCGACATCATACGATTAGACAATTCCGCGCCTTGCACACGTTCTCCATCCTGAAGCTTTTTCTTGATTGCTGCCTTGTCCGGTTGGGGCTCTGGTATACGCATTAATTCAGCTGGTATTCTGGCCGGATCAGTGATCACGACACTGACAGGATTGGCCTGCAGATAGATGGTGGCTACAGCTGTTTCGATGCGCGCCTGTCCCGTTGCTTCTAGGGCCAATTGCAAAGCGGAGTCGATAGACTTCAACGATTGCTGTAGACGATGCAACCGTGCGTCCAGATCAGATATGCGCTGCTGAATCGCGGACATCATTTCTTTGACTTCAGCGCGCCTGTCTATAGCTGCCTCGATTGCCGGGACCAGATCAGTCTCGGATTCGGTCACGATTTGACGGGTGTCCTCATCAACGTCGTGAGTGGCCTGCAGCTGCCGCAGGATATGCTGTGCGGCAGCTGCTTCAGCCTTGACTTTGTGAACGTACATCAGAACGGGATATCATCGTCAACGGTTACAGTCGGGACAGGCTGCGCAGCTTGCGGCGGCGGCTGTGCCGGGCGCGGATGTGAACCGTTGGCTGCGGGTGCATTGACGGCCGCGCGCTGCGCGTTCTGCGGTTCTAGCTTGACACGCACGGCGTCGACGATCCTGCCTTGAAACTCGACACGTGCCGGATAGAGCGTGATCGGTTTAGCTTGCCAGTCGTCCGTCTCCCATCCGTGCATCTCGGCTATGATGGAAGCGTTGGTTTTGTTCAGGACCAGGCCACGCTCCTTGCCGTGCATGTAAAGTACAGGCTTGTGATCGCCGCCGATCTCTTCCATCGCGACGTGAGATATCATGACGGTTACTGATCGTCCTTGCAGGTCTGCCGCTTTGATGTAGCTGCCTGGGAATGCTGCGCCGATGTTCATGTGAGTTCCTTTCGTTTGTTGATTGGTGTGCTGGCGGGCCCCCCGCAAAGCCCGCCAGCGGTTGCCATCACCGGAGCCGTCCATGCTCAACGGATGAAGGCAATTCGGTTGCAGCGCTTGCAATCGCCAGCACGAATAAAGCAACACCTATAGCGATCAGCGCTAGGCCGATGATGGCTAGCATACTATTCCTCCTGCTCAATCTGTGCATCTGTTTCCTCAACTGGCCAAACAACATCCACACCTAAATCAACAGACATTCTGCGCCATATGTCCTGATCGTCTCGCATGTCTTTGAGCAGCTTTTGCTTGTCACGGTGCAGGCGCTCTACGAGCTCTTCAACCTGCTTGCGATGGTCCTCGAACGCTTCGATTGCGTGTCCAATCTGGCCATCGATGGCGGCAGCTTTGCCACGCTTGTCGAGAATGCGCCGATATACGTCATTAACTGCCCTATTGGGGATGCTTACAACTTCGGCTTCCTGTTCGGGCTTGCCTGTTAGCGGCACTGCCTGCCACCATCGTTGAGCGCTCATTTAGCCTCCAGTTTCCCACCACCTGCGTTGGTCGCGTCGATTGTCGAGATAGCGCTGTATGCGCCTCCATCTCTGCTGGCTCTGCCATCGCTCCCATGCGTCTATCGCGATTCCGACGAGAAAGATTGCCGCTAGTATCGTCGCCATGATCAAGCCGGCTATCTCGGTTTCAGTCATGATCGCGGCCTCTTTTCTTGAGCCGTCGCGCTTCAGCATCAGCAGCTAGCCAGCCGGCTATGTATGATGATGTCTTGGTTTTGGGCTCTTTCCCGCCCCACCTTTTAACGCTGTAGCCCCAGTTGTAATCATCGTGCCGCTTTTTGAAGTTACCGTACCGTGGGAGTGGATGTTTGTGATCCGCCTTTGCCATTGTGTTACCCCGCTTACTGATTGATACAACCGGGCCAGCCTTGCCCCGCCAATTGCGTGCTAGCGGTTACGCTAAGCACTCCAAAGCTGGCCCGGTATCCGCCGCCGACGCTGGAGAAATCACGTCGGCGGGAATTTCAGAACCGCGCTTCGGCCGCTTCGACATCGGCTACGAAGCAGCCGCGCGGTTTGCACAATTCAAGCGATGCGGCAAGCTGACGTGCTGCATCAAGGTCACGGACAAGTAGCTGGAGCTCGACGCCGTCCCATTCGACTGTCACGTATGCAGCATGCCTCGTGTCGTGGGCTGTGACGTGGGCATCTCGGTCAATCGTAACGGTGATCTGCATTAGATAAAATCCTTCTGCGATAGACCGTAGTTGTGCCATGCGCGTTCGCGCGGTGACAGCCCGTCGCTCGGCTCGTCCTCTGCTGTGATATACTCGCCGCAACAGCTGCACTGTTCTAGATCAACCCACATCGGATCATCTTCATAGCGGTCGCAATCGCCACAGTAGTAGCGCGGCTCGGATGCACATTCAGGGCATGTTGTGTCCCAGTCGGAATCGTATGAGCGGGCATGGCGCTCGCATCGCATGATGGACATTGGTTGGCCTCCTATCAGGTATCTGCGTGGCGTTGATTTAGCGGTCGCGCCATAGCAGGTACAGCAGCCCAATGATTGCGTCTGCTATCATCAAATTGATGAACCATTCAGGCATCGTTGGCCCCATCCTCGCGAAGCGTGGCAATGGCCAACTCGATCTCTTGGCGCCATTCATCGGCGGTGAGAGCCCACGTCAGCATGTCGGTCTGGTCCGGGCCATCGGCCAGCGCCTTTTCAAGGTCTATGATGCTGTTCTGGTCGTAGCAGGCGGCGGCAAATGTGTTTTCATCAATGCGGGTCATCTCGTGTTCCTCTCTGCTGATGGTTGAACCTTAACCCGGTGTTAAGCTGCCGTCAAGAACTATTTTAACTGGTCGTCAAAAAATAGTTCGCGGCGCTCATACTGTGGATAAGCCGACCCGCTCAACATGGCCGTTGACGGCGCGTTAAAGACGCTATAAGGTGATTTGCATGAGCCAACGCGACGACACCATGAGACGTATTATTGAGGCGGTCCCGAGCGTGACCTGGCTCGCTGATGAGCTCGGCTTGTCTGTGCCGGCGGTCAGCAAATGGAGACGCGTGCCGGCCAATCATGTCTTGCGCGTCGAGGAATTGACTGGTGTGTCGCGTCACGACATGCGGCCGGATATTTTCGGACCGCCGCCGAGGTCAGCACGGGGAAACGTGCGCGCGGCCGTCGCCGCGTAAAATCAAGTCAGTAGCGTTGAGTAGCGCGCCGGCATCGGCGTGGGGATGGCATGCGCGCCGCATTGCGCAAGGTCGTGGCCTCGATCCTAGGCCGTCCCCGCTCCGCTGCTGGTGCCCTCCTGCAGCATTTCCTCCTGTAGCACCTTGGCGGGCTGTTGGCGTCCCGCCAATCCTTTCGAGGGCAGACAAAATAACGGCCCAGCTCGGGAGAGAGCCAGGCCGTTTGGTGGGTGCTGTATGGTGCAGCATGCTGCCACCGACGCGCGGCGTAGGAGGCCGCTTACGATGGACAGTATAGCAAATCAGTGTGTCTCTGGCAACAACGGTCAAGCCGAAACGGTGTGGATTATCCGTGGTCCGCATCGAATGAAAGCAGACGTTTCGACGCTGCACACGCTGGCCTTGCAGGGATGGTTTCTGATCCGCACGGCAGCCGGCGTCCAGGCTCACTACGCTGATGTCTGGGAGGGCTCGGCATGAAACGCAGGAAGAAAATCCCGCAAGGCCCCTACCACGTCAGCTGCAAGATCTGCTCGGCGCAGTTCTGGGCTGCTGGCCCGCTCCGCAAAATATGCACGACGTGCCGGGACAAGTTAGGTCCGACTCAGGTCAGTATGGGGGCAAACAGGTCTATGGACTATCCCACGATTGATGAGGTCCGAGCCGAGCTGGCGTGGGGTGAGGTCGACAAGATGCGTCAACTAATGAGCGAGTAGGCAAAAGAAAAGCCCCGCTGACCGGGAAGTCATTAGCGGGGCTTCAATAGATAAACGAGGTAGAATATGCCAAACAACTGTGACAACTGCAAGGCAAATCTTGTTGAACTCGCGAGAAATACACAAGGCACGCCTACGGCGAAGCTTATTGCGGTTCTCATTGCCTCTGGTATCACCGACAACAAAACACTAGCGGACATCATCGGGGTCAAGGTTCGCGCAATACAATGCGCCAGACGCGCAACTGAATGCGCGCAACTGAATGCGCATGCGCAATACAATGCGCCTAAAGCGCAGCAGGTTGCGCCAAACGCAACTGAATGCGCGCAACTGAATGCGCCCCTCGCGCGCGCGTATAAGGAATCTCCTTCGGAGATAGTTATTACTAAGAAAGATTCCCCCCTAACCCCCCAAGGGGGCTTTGACGATCCGCACAACTCGGAAGGTGTCGAGCTCGACGCGAACGGCCGTGTTACCCTCGTCAACGGCGTTCGGCAATTCTGGCTTGAACAATTCGGAGGGGACGTTGAACGCCTGAGCCTTGCCTTGTTGCAGGTCTCCGTCCAGCCGAACAGCCGCCGCCCGATCCGGGCCCAGGTCGAAAGTCAACTCGCTCGCCAAGCCAGTCAACGCCGTGACCAGGATGCCAGGTATTCGGCAGCCGTGAAATCCAACCCGCGCAACAAGCCGCCGCCGGATACCCTCGAAGGCCACTACACCGCCCCGCTACCCGACAAGCCGCTCGTCCCCGTTCTCGACGAGTGGAGGTGATCCATGCTGGACGGATACCCTCAGATCCCCGATTGCGTTGACGTTGAGCAGGCGTTGCTCGGAGCAATCCTGCTCGACAACAGCACGCTTGACCGCATCCCGCCAATCGAGCCGGCAGACTTCAGCGACGATGCGCATGCCCGGTTGTTTGGCATTATGCGGACGATGTACGGCGAAGGGCAGATAGCCTCACCGCTCACGCTGCGCCGTTATGTGTCCGATTGGGAGCCGATCAACCCTAAGCTGACGTTTGCGGATTATGTGGCCCGGTTGGTTGAGGCGGTGCCGAGCCTTCGCGATGCGCCAGCGTATGCGTTGACTGTGCGGGAAATGGCGATTCGTCGAAAGTTGTTCGGGCTCGGGACGGATCTCGTCCGGTGGGCTGGGTTGCCGGAAGCAACCGTAGCGGGCATGGCTGACGAGGCCGTGGCGGCGTTGGATGAAATTTTGTCCGTTGCCAGAATAGACCCGGGCGTGTCGGTGTCTATCGGCCAGGGACTTGTCGACGTGCTGAGCGATTTGTCATCGGAGCATTGCGACGACTCAATCCCGACCGGGTTGAAGTCAATGGATGCTGCGCTAGTCGGCGGTTGGCAGCGGCAGCAGTACATCATCCTCGCTGGTCGCCCCTCGATGGGCAAAACCACTGCCGCGCTATCGATGATGCTGCGCACGGCCAAGGCGGGGCATGGCGTGCTGTTCCTGTCGCTGGAGATGCCGGCCAAGCATGTCGTTGCCAGGGCGCTTGCTGATATCGCGTATGCTGGTGACAGGCGGATTGCCTACAACGAGATCATCGGCCGCAAGGTGGACGCACGTCACGTCAGCTATCTGCATGACGCTTCGCAGGCATACAGACAATTGCCGCTGTTGATCGAGGACAGGCAAGGGCTGTCGGTTGCCGAGATCGGAGCGCGGGTGCGAGCGGTCAAGGAACAGATGGCACGGGACGGCGTGAAGCTCGGGTTGGTTGTGATCGACCACCTGGGCTTCGTGAAGCCGCCGGATCGTTATCGCGGCAGCCGTGTCAACGAGGTGACGGAGATCAGTGCCGCAATCAAGCAGGTCGCGAAGGAACAGGATCTGGCCGTCATGCTGCTGTGCCAGCTTAATCGCGGTACGGAAGGACGCGAGAACAAGAGGCCCACGCTATCGGACCTTCGCGACAGTGGATCTCTGGAGCAAGATGCTGATGTTGTGTTGTTCTGCTACCGCGAAGCATATTATCTGGAGCGGTTGAGGCATGAGCCTGGATCACAGGCAGAGTGCGACCGCGAAGCAAAGTTGCAGGCGTACCAGAACATGCTTGAACTGGTCATAGCGAAGAACAGGAACGGCGAACCGCGCACGGTAACGGTGTGGTGTGACATGGGCTCGAACGCAATCAGGGATCTGGCACGATGAATTGGCGATGGACAAAGCGTGTTCCCGCCTCGATGGTCAGTGAGTACACGGCCAAAGGCTGGCGGGTGCAAACGCAAGAGGGTCGGACGGTTGTGCTCGTGTGGCCCAAAGAGGGGGTGCCGGAATGAGCGCTCTTGCACGCATCAAGGCTGACATAATCTGTTATCGGCGCAAAGTGGTTACAGGGAAGGCATGCGGGAATTGCGCGTGGGCAAGATCGCACGGTACAGAGCTGAAGTGCCGTAATCCAAAAAGCCCACGCTCTGACCAGTCAGTCAGATTGGAAGGCGACGAGTGTCCCCGGTGGATGAAGGAGGCCGCAGGATGACAGAAACGGGTCTTTTCGGCCAGATACTTGACCCCAATGCAAGCGCGCTTTCCGACGCAGATCGCAAGCGGTTGCAGCGCCGCGCGCAGTCAAAGAATCGGCAGGGATACGCTTGGACGCCAGGAACTGGGCCGGATGGTGAAACGTGCCGGACGTGCCGACATCTGGTGCGGAATCAATTGGCGAAAGTATATCTAAAGTGCGGGCTGATGCGGGCGAACTGGACGGGTGGCAGCAAAACAGACGTTTACGCACGAAGCCCGGCCTGCAAAAAGTGGGAACCGAAGGGATGACCTCGACATTGCTAGCCATCGCAAAGGCGGTTGACCGGAAGATTGCAGAGGCTCAAGCCAAGAAGGCGTCGACGCAATGAAACTCAAGGGCATACGGATTGACGGCTACAAGCTGAAGGACGGCGCGCTGTCCAAGTCTGACAAGACGCCGGCGCCGTTGCGCAAGGGCAAGCACGCCAAGGCAACCAGGGAGGAAAAGGCATGGCGGACCAAATCTAAATGAAGCCGCTGCCGATAGCGTCGAAGCCGGACGATTGCGCTGTTGTCCTGATCTCAGAGGGTGAGGATGGGACGTATTTCCCAGCGGCGTGGGAACCGCAACATGGCTGGTGGCCGTGCAGGATCAGGATAAAAGACGGGTTTACGTCATATGTCGGCTATCGCCCACCGCGACCGATAAGGCCAACGCACTGGGTACCGTTGCCTGGCACTGGGAGCTGGTCAGACTACTGCAAATCGAAGTGAATGCGTTGTGCATGCGTACCTCCAACGAGGTGCACTATGAGCCTGACAGACATCATTGCTCCGACCATTGAACGTCAGCGAAAAGGGTCATTCGCAAAGCCAGACGTCAGTCGCAATCGCGATGTGCGGGCATGGCGGGATGTGTCCGTTCCCGAACGTATGGGGCTCGATAAAGAGTTGCAAAATGGCTGGGACGACTTCGAGCGCGATTGGCTGGTATCACAACGCGAGCCGGCCAGTATCGGCGGCTATGGCGAGCGGATGCCGTCCGGCGACGACGTGCACGGCAAAGCAGCTCGCATTGCGGACGCTCGTATTGAGGCGGACAGGGCGGTCAAGCGGGCGTTGGCTGATATTGGCGACCCCACGACGGCGGACGTGCTGCTGGCGCTTGTGGCGGGCCTGGACGTGGAAGCCATCGGCAGGACGGTGCTCGGGCGATCAAACTCTCCACAAGCTCGAGCAGCGGCACAGGAGCGGATTGCGATGGGGTGCCGGCAGTTGGCCATACATTACGGACATGTCTGCCGTCCTCGCGGCGATCCATAACGGGTGTGGCAGATATGCACTAGCGCGCGTAACGCGAATAGGCTAGCGATTTGGCACCGTGCGAAATTGCGCAAGGAATATCGGGCCAGCAGGGGGAACTTGCTGGCCCGGTCTCGTTAAGAGACGCCGAATCACTCACGCGCTACGCCATACCTGAGCAACATCAACATAACCGCAAATCGTGTTCGCGTCGCGGCAAGCACCGGAAGGAACCGGAATCTTGCATCAGCGCGTTGATCAGATTGGCGACAATAAGTTGCATTTTCGTGTCGGCCACATGGATGACGCGGAGCGCCTAATTAAAACTTACCACTATTCAAGGCGGATGGCCGGAAACGTGCAATTCGTCTGCACATGGCATGAATCCGGCGGGTTGTTCGGGGATCGCGGGGAAGCGGTTGCGGCGTGCACATTTTCGATTCCAGGAACGCGATGGGCTTACCCGGTTTTAGAATTGTCTCGATTGGTTCGGGCGCCGCACGTAACCGCGCCACTGACATCATTTTTGTCGTTAGCGTGTCGCATGTTGAAGAAAAACAATCAATCGTTGGTCGTGTCGTTTGCTGACGCCACACAAGACCACCATGGCGGGATCTATCAAGCAGCATCTTGGGCGTTCTCAAATTATCGGGAACCGCGACAAGATGGGTTATTGGTGGATGGTGTGTTTATACCAGGGCGGTCGTGCAATTCTCGTTGGGGAACGAGTTCCCCAACGAAGCTTGGTGAACGATTGGGCGCCGAACGTGTTGTGCCCCACATGGACGCTGGAAAATACCTGTATTGGAAGTGGCTAAACAGGGCAGGAAAAGCGCAAGCCCAAGCAATGGGCTTGTTGAATTTGCCATATCCAAAGCCAAGCGTACCGGATCTGTTCATTGCGTCTCCGCCAACTCCACAGCCCGAGCAAATAGCGCTCGCCATCTGAGGACCAACGCAATGCGCAAGTTCATGGTTGCTGCCGCCACTGCTGCTGCGGCGTTTGCATTTGTCGGCGCGGTCACCATCGGCGCCATTGCTGCCGACAAGGGCGGGCCTGCTCCAGACGCTACGCTTGACCAGCTGATTGCTGGATTGCCGCCGGCTGATGGGCTCACGGGCTGTTTTGTCGAGATCAACGCGGCCGGTAATTTTCTCATCGTCGGTGATCGCAAGGCGACGGCCGGCATCGGCGCTGGCTGCGACATGCGGCTAGCCAAGGCACTCAGCTGGGGCATGGGGTTCCGAGCGGACTCCGGCGAGATCAAAAGCGGATCTGCTCAGCTTCGGCTCGGCTTCGACGTCAACTCCGGCCTCAAAATCTATCCATTCGGCGAATGGCGCTGGACGGACTGGAAGGCCTTCGACGTGGGCCAGCTGTACGTTGGCCTGGGGGCGGAGACATCGCTCCTGGACAGCAAGACCAGCTTCGGTGTCGAGGTCAGCACAGCCGTCAGCAAAGCTGGCACTGGCATGACAAACGACGACATCGCCGTCCGTGGCCTGCTCCGGCATAGGTTCTAGCCATGATCTCCGGCGCCGTGGTCCTCGGCATTGTCATCGGCGTGCTGCTTGGCAATCTCGCAGCGGACAGCAGGATGGGGCAGCTATGACCGCCAATCAAATCGAGCAGGCCATCAAACAGCTGATCGGCCTCATCATCACATGGGCCAAGCTGATCGGCGGGCTAGCGCTCGCTCTTATTGTGCTCGGCTCACTCGCTGCGGCTGCCGGCCATGCCATCCCCCTACTTGCCACGCCTTCCGCTGGATCAAGGTCATGGTATCGCCATCGCGGCGCTCGCCTATTACCTTGGCCGCTAAGCCACGGTGCCTCGCACGCTCTGCCTCACTCTCATTGCAGCGCTGTCGCTCACATCGTGTAGCTCGAGCCCGCCCCGATGCAGTCTGGATGACGCCAGCCAGACGCCACCCTGTCATGTCAGTGCACAGCGTCCTAGCAGTAGGAGCTAGACCATGCCCCCGATCATCGAATCCCGATTCTTGCGCTGGGCCTGTGGCCTCTGTGGCCTGGCACTCACGGCAATCAGCGTCAGCCTGACGGCGACGTTCGGCGCGTCGATCTCCACCAACACGGCCTTGGCTGTCGGCATCGTGTCGTTTCTGGTCGGCATCAGCCCGGCCATCCTGCTGTCGATCAATCCATACGCCCAGCAGTCAAACCTGATCAAATGGACCCGTAACGCAGGCATCGCACTTCTGTCTATCGGCGTGCCGTTCGATGTTATCACCAACGCATCCACCTCCGCTGTTGACCGGACCCGTGACCTATCGCAGGCCACCTTCCAAACGGCGTCGTTCAGCAACGTCGAGAAGCAGATTGTGGCCACGCGGAAGGACATTGAGACCTGGAAGGCAAACGTTGCCGATCTGAAAACGAAACACAGTTGGGCAGCGTCTGCCACTTACGACGCCAAGCGGGTTGAAGTGGAGCGCCTTGAACAACTCGCACAAGCTGAAGGCTCGAAAGGCCGTGGTGGGTGTGGCCGATTGTGCCGGCAGTATGAGGCCCAAGCCGCTGCGGAACGCGCCAAGCTGCCGGCGCTTGAGAGCAAAAAAGACTATACGACTCGCATCGCTGCAGCTGAACGTAAGCTCGCCAACCTGCTTGCCGAGCGCAAGGCAACCCCGCCCAAGGTATCGAGCGCAAACGAGCAGAACCGGCGCCTTGCCTCGATCTTTACGGCTCAAGAGAAGCCCAGTGCTATCGTGATGTTCGTCGTTGACAACATTGTCTCGATCTTCGTGGGCCTGCTCATCACGGGCTTCGGCATGCTGTTTACGACCATCGGCTTCCTGTCCGGCCGTGGCCTTGATGAGATCATCGGCGGGACCACCACGCACGCTATCACGGCACCAGCGGTTGCACGTGAAACAACCCCCCCGCGCCCCGTGCCTAATCAGGCAACCGTCAGCATCACAACGATTGCCGATCTCATTCGGGACAATATGCAGACAGCAAGAGCAGCCTAGTTGCAGATCATCTGCCACTGGCAAAACCGGCCCGACGGGTCACACACACAGGCGCCAACTCGACAGCCAATAGGTGGAATGGGCGGTATCCCGCACAGCATGTTGACCTTCATAACCGGATATGATGCCTGTGGTGTAGGTGCCGTCGCAGACAGCGCAGCAATCAAAGCCAGGACCTTCATGTTAACCCCCGATGAGATAGCAGCAGCAATCGGCATTCCTGATGTTGTGGTCACCAAGAGCGCCAATGATGCCTACTACCTCATTACTCTGGGGCGCCACAATGGCGGGCAATGGTACTCACATACAGTCTCATGCCAGGACAACCCGAGCAGTGAACAACTCACAGCAATCAAACTGCAGCTAACTGATTGGTGGGACAGCGTGATTGAGCCGGCTTTTCCGTTCGATGGTCATGAAAGCAGCATAACAATCAAACAGGATTGATTTCCGTTTGATTTCTGAAACAGTAATCGTGGAGCAAGAAGCATGCCAAGTGGAGGCGCTAGGCCAGGGGCCGGACGAAAAAAAGGCTCTAAGGACAACACGCCGCGCCGTCGAATGATCCGGCAAAAGCAGTGCTTGGGGCTCGATGGTGTATCCCCGCTAGACGTACTCATCACGCACATGCGCAAAGCTTGGAGCGCAGGCGAAACGGACGATGCCGTCAAATGCGCCATCGCCGCCGCGCCCTATGTGCACCCACGGCTAGCCAACACAAACACAACCCTAGATGACAAACGAAGCGCTCCCGAACTCACCACAGCCGAGCTCGAACGTATCGCCTCAGCAAGCCGCGACGGAGCTTCTGAGACGCAGGACAGCGAAAGCGAGCCTGATAGGCTACACTGAATATACGTTTCCGCAGTACGTCGCTGCCACACATCATGAGCTGATTGCACATAAGCTGGAGGCTGTAGCCAGGGGCGAAATAGACCGCCTCATGATCAACATGCCGCCTCGCCACGGCAAGAGTGAGTTGGCGTCACGGCGGTTCCCGGCTTGGTATCTAGGGCAGCAGCCCGGCAAGTCGATCATCGCGGCCAGCTATAACAGCGACTTGGCAACCGATTTCGGCAGGCAGGTCAGAAACATCCTCGATAGCCAGGAGCATGCGGCGCTGTTCGGTGCCCAGCTTGCAGATGACAACCGGGCCGCAAATAGGTGGAGCACAACGGCTGGCGGTCATTACGTGGCAGCAGGTGTCGGCACGGCCATCACCGGACGCGGCGCAGACATCTTGCTTATAGATGATCCGCTGAAAGATCGTGAGGAAGCCGATAGCGAGTTGCAGCGAGGCAAAGTGTGGGACTGGTACACGTCGACAGCTTACACACGACTAGCGCCGGGCGGTCGCATCATCGTCATTCAGACGCGTTGGCATGAGGATGATTTATCAGGCCGGTTGCTGACTGAGCAGGAGCGGGGCGGCGATAAGTGGGACGTGCTGCAGCTTGCCGCCATCAATCAGCATGGCGAACCGCTGTGGCCGGAGTTCTACCCGCTGCCTGTGCTCGAGCGATACCGTAGCGTACTTCCGGCGCGGGACTGGTCGGCGTTGTATCAGCAGACGCCAACGCCAGATGAGGGTGACTATTTCAAGCGGGAATGGTTCCGGTACTATGACCGCCTACCGCCGAACCTGCGGTACTACGGCGCATCGGATTACGCCGTCACGGCGAAGGGCGGTGACTACACCGTGCACGGCATCGTCGGCGTGGATCCGAAAGACAACCTTTATGTCGTCGATATCTGGCGGGCTCAAGCGGCGTCGAGTGTCTGGGTCGAGACGTTCATCGACATGGTTGGCAAGTACAAGCCACTGAAATGGGCAGAAGAGCAAGGGCAGATTATCAAGTCGCTCGGCCCGTTCATCGACAAACGGATGAGGGAACGGCGTATCTACTGTCATCGTGACCAGATGACATCGGTGGCAGACAAGCCGACCAGGGGACGCGCATTCCAGGCACGCGCCGCAATGGGCATGGTGCACCTGCCGCATAACGCGCCGTGGGTGGCGGATCTGACGGCTGAGCTGCTGTCCTTCCCGGCTGGCAAGCACGATGATCAGGTGGACATGCTGAGCCTGATTGGCCGCATGCTGGATACGATGGTTGCGGGACGCATCCCGCCACCTGCACCACGGCCCAATGATAAGTGGGCACAGGCATATCAACGACGCGAAGGCGATCAGAGCTCGTGGAAAACGGCTTAGACAAGGCAGACGATGAGCAGGGCTACAGCAGCCAGACGGCTGTTAGCACGCTTGTCGAATGGTTCGAAGATGCGGAAGAGACAACAGAGGACGCGCGCAAGCGTTCGGAGCGTGACCGTGACTACTATGATCATATTCAGTTCACGGATAAGGAGCTGCAGGTCCTTCGTGAACGCGGACAGCCTGACATCATCATCAACCGCATACAGCCTAAGATTAACTACCTGATCGGCTATGAGGCGACGAACCGGACTGATCCGAGGGCATTCCCACGCACGCCGCAAGATGAGCAAGCATCCGAAGCAGCTACAGACGCCATTCGATACGTCGAGGACGATGCCGAGCTAAAGGAGCTGTTTTCCGCGACGTGGGAGAACATGCTGATTGAGGGGTTCGGCGGTCTTGAGCTTGTGATCGAGCCAGGCCAGAATGGCGATCAGATCAAAGCCGTGGGCTGGGATTGGGATCGTCTGTTTTATGATCCGCATTCACGTAAGCTTGATTTTTCGGACGCGCGCTATCTTGGCGGCGTTATCTGGATGGATGCGGAAGAGGCAAAAGCGAAATGGCCGGACCAAGCAGAACTGATTGACCAGACAATCGGTAACGAGGCTGAGCTTAGCCGAACGTATGATGATCGCCCGACGTGGAAGAAATGGAGTAGCGGCGGGTCTCGCAAGCGTGTTCGCATCGTCCAAATGTACCACTTAGAAGGCAATCAGTGGTGGTACTGCGTATTTACTAAGGGCGGCAAGCTGGAAAGCCTGCCTGTGCCGTTCGTTGACCAGGACGGTCAATCCTATTGCCCGCTGTACCTGCAAAGCGCATTCGTGAACCGCAAGAACGAGCGCTATGGCATCGTTAGGCAGATGATCTCGGTACAGGATGAGATCAACAAGCGCCGGGCCAAGGCGTTGCACCGCGTCACCATGCGGCAGGTTCGTTCGGAAAAAGGCGCGGTTGACGATGTTGATCTGGCGCGCAAGGAAGTCGCGAAGCCTGATGGCTGGGTAGAAACGAATCCGGGTTTTGCGTTTGAAATCCTGCCCAACGGGGACCAGCTGAATGCAGAGCTTGCGATGTTGCAGGAAGCCAAGAACGAAATAGAGCTTTTCGGCCCGAATGCAGCGTTGCAGGGCAAGGACAGCGATGCCCCGAGCGGCAAGGCGATTCTCGCCAACCAGCAGGGCGGGCAGACCGAGATTGGTGTCATCTATGACCGCTACGCCAGCTTTAAGAAGCGGGTCTATAACGGCGTCTGGTCGCTCATTCGGCAGTACAAGACCGAAGAATGGTGGATTCGCGTTACTGACGATGAAAAGAAGGCCCAGTTTGTCGGGTTCAACCGGCAAGTGACGTTTGCGGAAGAGCTTGAAAAGCGGCTCACGGAAGAGGGCAATGATCCGCAGATTGTGCAGCAGCAGCTACAGCAGGCCGCGTCTGACCCGATGATGGCGCAACAGCTGCAAATGGTGGTGCGCGTTGAGAACCAGCCCACTGAAATGGGCATGGATATCACAGTTGAACACGTGCCGGATATGGCCAACGTTGCTGAGGAGCAATTCCAGGCGCTTGTCCAGCTTGCGCCGGCCGTGACGTTCCCGCCAAAGGTCTACCTGAAAGCCAGCAGCCTGCGGAACAAGGAAGAGCTGATCCAGGAGCTTGAAGGGCAACAGATGTCGCCCGAGCAGCAGCAAATGCAGGCAGAGCTTGAAGCGCTGGCGCTGGAAGAGCGCCGCGCACAAGTCGCCAAGATCAATGCCGAAATCCGCAAGTTGACAGCTGATGCGCTGAAAACCAGCGTCGATGCGGATATGGCACAAGCTAACGCGATAGGGCTCATACAAGAGCCCCGCGTCTTAACGAGTGATGCGTCACCGCCGCCGGGTGAGACGGGCGTTATTGACAACACCGCCGCCGGGTTTTCGGGCGTTTAGGAGGGGTACGCATGGCTGACGAAGATCTGGATACACTGGACACGCTGCTTGACGATGATGCGACGGCCACTGGCGAGGCTCACGAGCCGATCCATGTAGAGCCAGAGCTAACGGGCGATAACAACGAGGGCACGGTGCCGCCGACCGCTGCCGCCGACGTTGAGAGCGAGCCAGAGCCAGGCCCGGCAGTGCCACGGCGCGCCCTTGAGGACGAGCGCAGAAAGCGACAGGAGCTTGAACGCAAGCTGGCTGAGTATCAGGAACGGTTTACGCCGCAACCGATGCAGCAGCCGGCAATGCAGCCCTACCAGCAGATGCCGCAACAGCCTGAAGCCATACCGGATCCGATTCTCGAGCCGGACGCCTTCAGGCATTGGCAGCATCAGCAGGTAGAAACCTACGTCGAACGCATGCAGCGGGAAACGCAGGCCAGGGAATATCAGCGCGGTGTCATTATGTCGGACATGCAAATGCGTGCCCAGCATGATGACTATGACGAGCTGGTCAATGTGGCGGTTGAGGTTGCGAAGCAGGACCCTCAGCTTGCGCACCTGATCACGTCGCATCCGCTGCCTGGGGTTGCAGCATATCAAGCAGGCCAGAAGCTCAAGGCCATGCAGGAAATCGGTGATCCGACATCCTACAGGGCCAAGGTTGAGGCCGAAGTGCTGGCGAAGTACGGCATCCAGCCGAACGGAGCGGCACAACCTGCGAAGTTGAAAGCGCCTGTTCCTCGTTCGTTGGCGGGCCACGGATCAAAACAGCCTCGCGATCATGCCGGGCGGTTTTCCGAGGTTTCGCTTGAAGATATCCTCGACGACTAGGAGCAACGGCAATGGCCGAAACGACTGTTCCTGCTGGCTTGACTGTCCAGCAGTGGGACTCGAACTATTATCGTGAATACTTGAACTCCAACTGGTTCAAGCCCTTCATGGGGACCGGCGCCAGCAAGATGATTCAGGTCAAGGAAAGCCTCACGACGAAGCCCGGCGACACCGTGACGTTTACGCTGATCAATCGCCTGACCGGCGAAGCGCTTAGCGAGAACGACGTGGGCGAAGGCAACGAGGAAGAGGCGGACCTGCGTTCGTTTACTGTTCGTGTGCGGGAATACTTCAAGCCCGTCACGTTCAAGAAGTTCGAAGCGCAGAAAACCGCCATCGATCTTCGTCAGGCTCATAAAGACATCCTGATGGATTGGAATATGGAGCTTGACCGCGACAACATCATCCGCGCTCTGGGTTCCATCAACGGCGTGGCGTATGCATCGGCAACGGAAGCGCAGAAGGACGCGTGGCTCGTTGACAATGCTGATCGTGTGTTGTTCGGCGCGGCGAAGTCGAACAACTCCGCCAACGATCATTCAGCATCGCTGGCCAATGTTGACACGACTAACGACAAGCTGACGTCGTCGGCGGTCAGCCTTATGAAGCGCATGGCCAAACAGGCCAACCCTAGGATTCGGCCAATCAAGCCGAAGAACAGGATCGGCGGTTCGGACGGCTATGTGCTGTTCGCTCCGACTGAGATGGTTCGCGATCTCGCGGCGGACTCTGCATTCCAGCAGGCCAATCGTGAGGCCCGCCAGCGCGGCATGAATAACCCGCTCTTCACGGGTGCGGACTACATCTATGAGAATGTCTACATCTACGAGATCGAGGATATTCCTTCGCTCGGCGCTGTAGGTGCCTCGTCGGCTGTGGTTCGCCCCTGCTATCTGTGCGGAGCGCAGGCTATCGGCATGGCTTGGGCGATGCGTCCAAAGACGGTAGAGGAATCGTTTGACTACGGACGGCGCGTCGGCATCGGCGTCAAGCAGTGGTACGAGGTCGACAAAATGCGGTTCGGTTCCGGCGAGGACGATACCGACGACACCAAAGACCACGGCGTTGTGACCGGCTATTTCGCCGCCGCCGCCGACGCCTGATCAAACGCGCTTAGAAAGGTCTTGAAACAATGGCTGCAGAAACTCTCACCCAAAGCCCGTTGCCCGTGGCGCATACGCACGGCTACGCGGGCAACGTGAAACGGCAGTGGTTCTACTACGACATCGCTGCCGATGTTGAAGATGGCGATATCTTCGAGCTTGGCTATCTGCCGGCAAACTGTGTCGTGACCGGTGGTCACGTCGCAGCGGCAGACATCGACACTGGAACGGAGGCCATCGACATTGACGTCGGCTGGGCTGCTAACTCCGGGGCATCAACTGATACGTGGATTGATCCGCAAACGCAGGTGACGCTTGCTAACAGCGGCGCTACTGCCGACCCGGACGGCTTCTGCAATACTGGCGTACTGACTGGTGACGGTAGCGCGGAGATCTATCAGGCTGGTGTCAACTACCGGCAATTCGTGTTCGTCACACCGCTGTACTTCTCGCACAAGACGAAAGTGCAGCTGGAGGCGAACGCTGCGGCCGGGACGTTCACGGCTGGCCGGTTCTCTGTCTACATCGACTACTACTTGACCTGAGGTTCGGGATGGCAACCTTCAATAAATTTCAACAGTTCGTCGAATACCTCGCTGAAGGGGTGTTTGATCTTGGCGCGGACACGCTGAAGGTTTGCCTTACCGACACGGCGCCAACGGCAACGAATACCGTTTTTGCCGATCTCACAGAAATATCCGCCGGCAATGGGTACACTGCCGGCGGCAACACCATCACGACATCGACCAGCGCGCAAACGTCGGGCACCTATAAGTTGGTTCTGGCCGATAGCGTGTTTACCGCGTCAGGTGGCACGATTGGACCTTTTCGGTACGCAACGCTTTACAGCGACACGCCATCCAGTCCGGCTGATCCTTTGATCGGCTATTGGGATTATGGGTCGTCGATCACGCTGCAGGACACGGAGACGTTTACTGTTGATTTCGACGGCACAAATGGCGTTTTAACGCTAGCATAGGGTGATACCAATGACGCCTGATGAGATGCGCAATCGGTTTCATGATCTTGGGAAGCAGCGTGAAGCGATCATGGTCAAGGTCAAGCCGTTTCAGGACGAACGCGACAAGGTGCGGGCGCAGCGTGATGCGTTCGACGCTCAGCTGCGGACCATGCACGCCAAGATAAAGGCAGAGAGTGCAGGCTTGTATGATATTGACATGGAGCGCGGGGCGTTGGCGCGGGCTCTGAACGGCAAGACGGGGACTGCTAGCTAATGGCAAAGCTGTTCAACCTGGCGCGCATGTCTACGGCGACAACGGGGACGGGTGCAATAACGCTCGGCAGTGCTATCAGCGGGTTCCTGTCGTTCGCTGATGCTGGCGTGTCGAATGCTGATGTTGTGACGTATGCTATTTCGGACGGGTCTTCTAGTGAGATCGGGCGCGGGACGTACACATCAAGCGGAACAACACTGAGCCGCGATACGATACTAGCATCGACCAACTCTGGATCTGCTATTTCGCTGTCGGGAACTGCGCAGGTTATTATCACAGGCTCGGCAAACGACTTCTACGAGCGTGACGGCAGGAAGAACTACATCGTCAATCCTGGGATGCGCGTAAGCCAAGAAAACGGTGCCTCAAGCGGGACGGCAAGCGGATATTATCCTGTTGATCAATTTAGCGTAGTGCATTCGCAGGACGGGACGCTAACATCTGCACAAGTCGCATCCGCTACACCAGGAGGCTCAACACACAGAACCCGCGTTACTGTAACGACAGCAGATGCCAGTCTATCCGCAAGCCAATACGCGCTTATATATCATCCGATAGAGGGTCGACGTGTTGCTGATCTTCGGTTTGGCGGTTCAAGTGCAAAGGATGTTGTTGTTCGGTTCGGGTGGAAGTCTCCGGCCGGAACATATGCGGTTTGCCTGTCAAATCAGGACGACAACAGAACCTATGTGCGGGAGTTCACGATTTCCGGCGGTGATGCTAACGCGGACACGGTGCAGACAGTAACATTCCCTGGCGACACAAGCGGAACATGGGACAGCGACAATACGCTATCGATGCAACTGCGGTGGACACTGGCCACGGGCTCAACGTTTCAGACGACGGCTAACGCATGGCAGGCAAGTGAATATTACGGCACGTCATCAACGTCGAATGGCATTGGTACGATTTCTAATGTGTTCGAGCTGTTCGATGTCGGCATGTACGCGGACCCTGACTCAACAGGAATAGCGCCAGAGTTTGAATTACCTCATAATGATCACGATGTGCGAGAGTGTATGGATTATTACGAAAAAACAACTTCACTCGCGGCTTATGCCGCTACGATTGATATTAATAACACTGTCCGTGGTATTGGGTTTACGTACAAATCTGAAAAAAGAGATACGGCAAGTTTATCTGTAACGGTTTCAGGCGGGTCTTGGGTTACTACGTCTTCCAATAAAGAAAATTTTTACGGTTACATCAATATCGGTGACACTACGTCGACGGTATATGTAACATCGTGGATAGCAAACTCAAGGATGTAACCAATGATTACATCGGCACAATACACGACTCCAGACAATACGCTGGTCGCTGCGGTCATTGACGGCGCGTCTTGGACCATCCCAGCGGATCGCATTGCGGCCAATGACGGGGATCTGCCGCGCAAGGTTGCGGCGTGGATAGCGGCGGGCAATGCGATTGCCGCCTACCAAGGTCCACCCCTGGATGCTGTCAAAACTGGGCTAAAGGCCAGGGTTGACAGCGACGCTGAAACCTGTCGCCTGCAGTACATCACGCCGGGCGCAGGTATGGCCATGACGTATCAGGAAAAGTTTAGCCAGGCGCAGGCGGTGGATGCGTTGGGGCAAGCTGCTGCCAACGCTTTGACGCCAGAAGAGCGCGCGGCGCAGTATCCCACGCTCTCAGCCAGCGTCGGGCTGGAGGCGAATACCCTATGGGATTGCGCCCAGATGGTCATTGCTCGCTATGAGGCGTTCGCCGCACTGTCAGCTGTTATCGAGACGGCACGAATCAGCGGCAAGTTGGCAATCAGTAATGCGTCTGACGCGGCAGCTGCACAGACCGCCTACGAGGCAATCACGTGGCCGAGCCCCTAAGAGACTGGCGCAGACGCAATCGGCACGAGGTCAGGCACGAAACAACCGTTCGGGAAGAAAAGTTGCCGGATGATGTTGTGGACAACCTGGTTTTGTTTGCCAGCGCAGTGCACGAGCTACAGCAGCGGGTGAAGTTCTTAGAAGATCACGCGGTTGCTGATATACAGATCAAGCATTTGACGGATAAAAGCTGATGCTTGGTCATGCAGCGCTAGGCGAGTTTGCACTTGGCCAAGTTGCTGCGGTTGGTGTGGCCGCGTATGATATTGCGGCAGACACCGGGACGTTTATCCTTTCTGGTGTCGATGTTGGTCTGCAGTATGGCCATGTTGTCAATGCTGGTGCGGGCTCATTCTCGTTAACAGGCGTAGCTGCTGGCCTTACTGTTGCGCGCACAATCAGCATGGAAGCCGGGGCGTTCACTCTCACCGGCCAAGCAGTTTCGGTTGTCGCGTCTCGTGTTCTGGTTGCGTCACATCAATATGTCATTACTCGTTATAGCCATTTCCTGTTTGCCCCGTTGGGTGGTGCTGCGTTCGGCGAAGTTAATTCTGATGTATCCATTAGCAATATCACGTTTTCTGTTGCTGGTCGTGATGTGGCGCTTCGCATTGGCCTGTCTATTACGGCTGAATCCGGGTCGTTTGTTCTTACCGGTCAATCAGTTGAGATTACGGCTGATCGGGTTGTCACGGTGGAAGCCGGGGCGTTTACGCTTAGCGGCATAGCTGCGGCGCTTATCGCCCAGCGTGTTATTCAACCGGATGCTGGCGCGTTCTCTGTGTCCGGTGTCGTGACGGATCTAGCTGTGAGGCGGCGCAAGGTGCTTGCGTTCCCGCGTGCTGGACGAGGATCGGCACAAGCCAGGGTATCGGCGGGACGGCCAACAACACAAGCCAAGGTGAATTGGGGATAACATGCTTTCGCCAGGACGCCACGCCGTTAACACGACAATCCGTCTGTCGGTCACGTTTACGGACGATGACTATACGGACATTGACCCGACAACGGTAACGCTCAAGATCATGTCGCCTATTGGCGGGCTGACAACGTATGTTTATGGCACAGATGACGAAATGGAAAAAACGAGCATTGGTGACTACCACGTTGACTACGTGCCGAACCGGGCTGGCCGGTGGTCATACAGATGGGAATCGACTGGGTCTGGCTCTGCGGTTGCAGTCGAAGGGGATTTTGTCGTGCAAGATTCGGTGTTCTTTGACCGTATAAGGACAAGCTACGCATGAAAACGACAACGGAGCTTGCCGACGCCGTGTTGCGGGATATTGGCGTTGTCGATGCCGAGGAAACGCCAGACACGGTGGATCGAAACTATGTGATCGAAGCCTACGAACTGAAATGGGCGGAACTGTCTGCACACGGGCTTGAATATACGTACTGGCCGATTGCTGAGATACCAGATCAGGTGTTCTTGATCGTGCGGGATCTGGTCAAGATGGAAGTGGTTGGCGCGTTTGGTCAGTCTATTGCGCCATCGCAGAAGGAAGCGGAGGAGCGTATTATTCTCACGCGGCTTCGCAGGCATGTGCAGAAGCCGACATCCCGGCTAGCGGCAGAGGCGCTTTACTTCTGATGCCCGTCACACCGATCAGCCTAGGCGTCAGATCCAATTCAGGCCGCAGCGATCTGTCTGCACGGCTAATCAATTGCTATGCCGAAGATGCCGGCGAGGAAGCCCAGAGCCGGTGGCAGGTCTACGCTTGCGATAGCTTTACGGCGTTCTCTACGCTCACGGGTTCTGGCGCCGGACTTGTGCGCGGCATGCTGAACGTCGATGATACGACACTGTACGTCATGACCGGCGGCAGGCTTAACCGTGTCAATACATCCGGCACAGCAACGGACATGGGCGCGGTTGCCACGAGCGGGGTGGCGTATTTTGCGAGGAACCGGCGCGAGCCTGATGCTGATGTCGCCTATGTGACATCGGATGCGCTGTTTGCCGTCTACCGTAACAACTCCGACGTGACACCATCGCTTGATGCTGCGATCTCATCCAGTCTGTTCAACTCGCTGTGCACGTTGGATGGCTACGCGATCATCACGGCCAGCAACGGTGAGTTCTACGTGTCGTCGATTGACGACTGGACGGCGTTTGATCCGGTTGATTTTGCCCAGACCTATCTTGAGCTGGTGCGCGGCATCGTGCGCGGCCGGGATGTGGTGCTGGCCGGGACGACGGGCATGCAGTTCTGGCAAAATACCGGAGCGGCGGACTTTCCTTTTGAGCGCGTCACCAGCGCGCCATTCGGCTGCTATGCCGGCGGCAGTATGGTGAACATGGTTGCTGCCGTCGACAACGTGCTTGTCGAAACGGTGTGCTTCGTTGGCTCAAATTCGGATGGTGCCCCGGTTGGCGTGATGCTGCTTGACGGCTACCAGGCCAGAAAGATCAGCCCGCCTGCCCTTGATCGGCTGATACGCGCCGAAGCCTCGCCAGCGTCAATTCGGGGCACCACCTACACCAGCAACGGGCACGTGTTCTATACCGTGTCGGGAACAGCCTGGACGTGGGAATATAACGCGACACGTGGGTTTTGGCATGAGAGGACGAGCTCGGGATTGGATCGCTGGCAGATCGCGGCAGCGGCAGAGTTTGGCGGCAAGACAATCCTTGGCTCGAATGTGGCGGCATCACTCTACCAAGTATCAACCAGCGTAACGCCCGGCAGTGCATCGACAATCAGCTTGCGCCATTCTAATGACCGTGGCTACAGCTGGACCAGTGCTCGCACCAAGGCAATCGGTGGGGCTGGAGAGCGCAGCACGCGCGTCAAGTACAACCGACTAGGCCAGTCCAAAGAGGATGGCAAGGTAATGGAGTTGACGATCTCCAACGCTGTTCTTGAGGCTGGCACGGCTAATTCCATGACCATCGTCACACCGGCCGTTCATGCGTACCCGAATGATGTGAGGTTTCATGCGCTGTATGTGGATGTGACGGCCGGGGCGAGCCTGACGGACGAAAGCAAGGGGGCAATCGGACTAGCAACGGACATGGAGGTGCTGCGTGGCTGACACGACAAATGCACTTCCTAGTGTTATCGAGCCGGTGGTTGACCGTAACAGACGGTGGAACCCGCTATGGTATCGGTTTATCAAACCGCTGCTTGAGACAGTACGCGCCTCTGAGGATGCGATTTCGACCATCACAACTACAGTGGATGAGGTTGGCGGCAAGTGGGGCGTTGATGTCAACATCAATAACCGCGTCACAGCAGCGATCAAGCTGGATGGCAGCGCGACGGAATCGAGCTTCGCTGTTCTTGCAACCAAGTTTATCATCGTTCATCCGACTGACGATGCCGACACGGTGCAAGCGTTTGTGGTCGGGCAGGTGGATGGCGTCAACACAGTTGGCATCAACGGCAACCTTGTGGTTGATGGTTCGATCCTTGCCAGGCACATTGACGTTGACAGCTTGTCTGCGCTGACAGCCGACGTGGGGACGGTCACGGCTGGAGTGCTGCAATCGTCTGATGGCAATTTCGTAATCGACCTGAACAACAAAACGATCACGATCACGACATGACATTCAGGCTCAAGGCAGACGGCGCAACCGGCAAAGTGGCGATCTATGACTACACAGCCGGCAATGATAATCCGTTCACAGACCCGACCAACAACATCACGCGGCTGAAGTTTCATAGTGATCTTGACGTTGTTGGCGTCAATACAATCGTCACGGGAGCAATTGTTCTGCCGGCGATGTCTGCGGGTGCGTTTCGGTCAGCAGCGACGAACGTCTACGCTCACGGGCTTGGCGTTATCCCGTATGTAGAGGGCCGGATAACGAATATCGGTGGGGCAGGTGTCAATCTGGCGTTTCTGGGCAGCGTTCCGGTAGTTGACGGCACGCCAGCCACCGGGGGCGATACGTTGCATCCTGGTTTTCAACGCATTTTGCATCTGGGGGCCAACTCGAGCTACGTCATCATCAACGAGATTTCGCGAGCGCGCGGTTCCTGGCCTGCTGTGTCTGTTAGCTATGAGCTGTGGATTACGGATCAAACGCTATGACAACGACAGTTTCGATTTCCCCGACCAGGGTTATTTTCTCGGCTGGCAAGTTCGACACGAACAAGAACTACGTGCGGACAAGTGCCAGCGGTGTTGCGATGGCAGAAGGCCCCACGTGGTACGTTGTGCTAAATGGCAGCACGTCGGTCAATTGGCGCTGGTCAACGGGGCTGGACGCAAAAGCGTACACGGCATCGGGGTCGGGTGCGTCTGGGACGCCAAGCTATGTTCGCGTGACAACCTGATGGGGTTCTTTGCATCAGCCGGCCGCATGATTCTGACGGATGGCTCAGGAACGACAAAGCTTGACACTGATTTCGGGTACTTCGTTGCTGGCAACACGTTATCAGGGTCCAAGACATTATCCGCACACACAGCAACGCAGCAGAACGGCGTCTACAATAGCGTTGACTACACGGTGAACCACTTGCTTGGCTCGTGCTCGTCTGATGCTACACAGGTTCGCGGCGCGTTTCTGGTCACAACGTCGGATGGCCGGGGTGTTCATAACATCGGGTGGTTTAACGCGGGCGGGACATACGTCCACCTGTTCGCCAATACACAGCCGGCGATTTCGCTTTACGCTGGATATACGTTCTATGTGTCTGGCGGTGGGGTCTACCTTCAGGAACGTGTTGCGATGATCGGCCCGCCGTTCATCTTCGGTGATGATCCGTCGCTTGTGCGTTCCATCACAATCACAGCGCCAACGTTTCAGTATAAGCTGTTTGTTGGCAAATTCGTGTGAGGTCTGAAAATGGGGCTGTTCGACAGCTTTTTTGGGAAGTCGCAGCGACGTGATATCTCGGCAGCAAACGCCGATGCAACACGACTGCTTAATGACGGCTTCGGACAGGCCAGGGCCGCACTAGAGGGGGCAACAGGCACCGGCCGGCAGGACATTGCCAGTGGCTTTGATGCGGCAGGAAACTACATCAACGCCGGCATGACGGGCGCCACAGGCGCTATCAATCAGGGCTATGATGCGGCCGGCGGTAACTTGCGTGATCAGTACGGCCGCGCCGAGCAATCCGTTCAGTCCGGCTATGATCGGGCGGCGGCAACGCTTGATCCGTTTATTCAGTCTGGCACGCGCGCACAAGGTCTGTATGACACGGCGTTGGGGCTCGACGGCCAGCCGGCGGCGCAGGACTTCTATTCAACGTATGCGAACAACGATCCATTCCGGCAGTTCCGCGACAGTCTGGCCAATCAGCAGTTGATGTCACTTTACAACGCGCGTGGTCTCGGCGGGTCAGGCCGTGAATCGCTGGCGCTGTCGCGGGCGTCATTGGAGCGCGGCACGCAAGACTTGAACTCATATCTTGACCGGCTGTCTGGGCAGGCGGGACGCGGGGCCAGCCTTGCCAGTCAGCTGTCCGGCTACGGCATGCAGACGGGGCAGAGCCTCGCCAACATCCAGCAGGGCTTAGGACAAGGGCTGAGTGGGCTTGACGTGGGCAGAGGAACGGCGCTCGGCAACATCCAAACGCAGGGCAATCAGGCGCTTGCCAGCAACGCACAGGGACGCGGCACGACGCTTGCGAACTTTGGGCTTGGCACGGCGAACAACCTTGCCAACCTTGCCGCTGGACAGGGCCAGCAGCTAGCGTCCAATAGGATCAGCTTCGGCAACGCGATGGCGGGGACGCGCAACACCGGCCTTAACAACCTGATGCAGCTGGCCGGCACGGCGATGAAGGGCTACAGCACGTTTGCCCCAACACAGACCAGACAGCAGAACGTTGCTGCGTTGCCGTCATGGCCTGCAACCACCTCTTATCCGAGGGCCTAGACCATGGTCGCACTGATGCGCCTGCCGCAATACAACGCCGGCAACCAGCTGATCGATCTGAGCCCGATCAATCAGGGCCTTGCCTCGATACAGCAGCGGCAGCAAGCGGACATTCAGAACGAGCGCGCCGACGAGCAGCTTGGTATGCAGCGCGAACAGCAAGGCATGCGAAAGCAGCAGTTTGAGGCACAGCAAAAGGCGCAGCAGGTCAAGACGCTGGCCAACCGGGCAAGCGTGATTAGCGGGCTGCCTGAAGGCCAACGGCAAGCGGCGTGGCAGCGCATGGTGCAAGCATCGCCCCAGCTGGCAACGGCATTGCAAGAGAACGGTGTAGACCCAAATGACCACGTTGCCGGGCCGCGCATGATTATTGCGGAGGCCGGTCAATACGATCCGCTTGGGGATCGTATGAAGGAAGCGCAGATCAACAATTTGAATGCGTCGGCAGCGGCAAATATGGCGCGGTCCCGGACAGACAGCGCGGCCTATGGCAAGGCGGGCACGATCATTCAGGACAGAAACGGCAATTTCTATAGCGTGCAATTTGCAGCGAATGGCACGCGCAAGGTTGAGCCGTTGCAGATGGGGCAGACGCCGCTGCAGCCGTCAAGGGGTACGGAGGTTGTCGGGGACACGCTCAGAGACAAGGCGACGGGGCGCGTAATCGAGAACGTTGGCCAGAACATTGCTGGCGCAGAACAGCAGAAAGTGATGGGGCGTGAAGCGGGAAAGGTCGAGGCCAATTACCCGAAGGCGCAAGCACAATTTAACATGGCGGAACAGAAATGGGCGCGCGTCCAGCCATCAATTGAACGAGCGCGACAGTTGATCCGGTCGAATCCAACAGTTGTCGGGTTGCTCGGCTCGGCTGCTGCACGTGTGCCGGGCACGGCGGCGTATCGCCTTGGTCAGTATCTGGAGACGATTAAATCAAACATCGGGTTTTCTGAGTTGCAGGCAATGCGAGAGGCGAGCCCGACGGGCGGCGCTCTTGGGCAGGTGTCGGAGTTCGAGAACAGGCTGTTGCAGGCCGTACAAGGGTCGCTGCAGCAGGGCTTGGACGGCCCGACGTTGTTGCAGAACCTTAACGAAATTGACGCCAATTTGCGCGAGGTTCGCAAAATAACTGGAGATGCGTTTCGGCAAACCTACGGCAACAGAGGCCAGCAACGGCAATCGCCACAAGTCCAGCAGCCGGCCCCCCTGGCGGGCACCTACAATTGGACGCCTGATGGCGGCTTGCAGAGGGCGCGTTAATGGGCATTACGGTCAAAGGCCCGAACGGCATTACCATCAATTTCCCGGACGGCACGGATTCCGACACCATCAATAAAGTTATGACGCAAGCCGCAGGGCAACAGGCCAGCGCGGCTCCGGTGTCGTCGCTGGAATCGTTCGGCCGCGGCGCAGTGCAAGGCGTCACGTTCGGATTTGGTGATGAGCTTTACGCAGGGGCCAAGGGGCTCGGTGCGTCGGTTTCTGGCGGGTCGTTTCGCGACACTTACAACCGCGAGGTGGAGGATGTTCGCCAGGCCAACCGGGCGGCTAGGCAGGCAAACCCAATAGCCTACATCGGCGGCGAGGTCGTTGGTGGCATTGCGCTGCCGTTCGGTGCTGCCGGAACCGCTGCTAGGGGCGCCGCACAAGCAGGACGCGCTGTCAGTTTAGCAAGTCGCGCGGCGCAGGGGGCGAAAGCTGGCGCAGCTTATGGTGGTCTATATGGTCTGGGGACGGCAAGCGGCGGCGATGGCTCGCTGCCGGAACAGGCGGCACAACGTGTGACACAGGCACTCCCGAATGCGATAACGGGCGCCGCTGTAGGAGCTGTTGCACCATTTGCCATAGATGCCGCGTCCAATATCGTAAAGGGAGTGACCAACCCACTACGGGCGGCACTTCGGCCGCAAGCCACGGCGCAGCAGAAGGTCGGAGAGGCGTTGCTGCGGGACTTTGGCGATAGAGAGAATCTTGGCCAAGTGCTGCCGACGTTGGATCGAAAACTCCAAGCTGCACGAGCAACGAAGCCTGATGCGATGCTCGCTGATCTTGGCGGGCAGAACACGCGCGATCTGCTTCGGTCTGCAACGAATCTCCCGAGTACGGCTGCAAGTCGTTTGCAAAAGACATTGGATCGGCGCCAGTCGTTTCAGTGGTCAAGAATTGAAAGAGATGTAAGCCAAACGCTGGCCGATGGCAATGAGTTTGGCCGGGTTATGGATCAAATCACGGGGCAGCTGAAACGGACCGGCGCGCGGGAGTTCGATGCTGCCTACAACGTGCCGATGAGCACGCGCGCATTTTCCGACGTTGAGCAATTCCTCGGCGCGCGTGGCTACATGGGACGAATTGCGGAGAAGACGGCTGAGAGTGTGCAAGGCATGACGGGCACGCCGCTGCAGCAGATGCGGCCCTATGAGATCATGCACCGGATGAAGATGGAGCTTGATCGTGAGATAGGCCGGCTGAAGCGAGGCCAGCAGGACGCCAAGGCGAATTGGACGCTGCGGGATCTGGTTGAGTTGAAGAGGCAGTTTGTTGGCTTGCTGTCTTCTCACAATCCGCAGTTTCGCAAGGCGTTAACTGTTTATGGCGACGAAGCATCATTGCGGACAGCGTTAGAGAGTGGCGCTGACGACTTCAAGGCAATGTCTCCTGGTGAGCTGGTATCGACACTACGCGGCATGACGCAACCAGAAAAGTCGATGTTCCGCATGGGGGCGGCACGCTCATTGTTCGACCAGATCGAAAAGGGCAACGTCATGCGGGATCGAACGGAAAGCCTGTTTTCATCGCCCGAGATACAGAAGAAGTTAAGAGCATTGTTCCCGGATTCGCGACGGTTTAATGAGCTTCGCAGACGCCTCGTGCTTGAGGCCAAGATGGCAGACACGCGCAAGGCGGTGCAGGGCAATTCCACTTCTGCGCGGCAACTGGCTCAAGGACAGGAGGCTGGTCAACCCGTTCGTATGGTATCTGCGGTCGGCAACGCCATGATGGGACGCGTAGCGCCGGTTATGGACTTTATTGGCCGCAGTGTGCAGGCGTTCCACGGGATGACGCCGGCGGTAGCAAACGACGTCATCGAAACGTTGATGTCAAACGGCGCGATTGGCACACAGCAACAGCTACAGCGGGCACTTGCCAAGGCCGCGCGTGAACCAGCTTATCGTGAACAACTAACACAGCGTTTTATTCGTGCGGCTGCGGCGTTGAACGCAGCGGGGCAATCTCAATAGGAGCAACAGGAAATGGCTGATCAAAATCGACTTATGGAGCTTATGCCCCTGCAGTATCTGCCGGGGCAGCCGGCATCACCGGATACGCTCAGCGCGCAAGAGTATGAGCAAATTCCGGCATGGTTGAAATACGGAGTCGGAATAACGGCGGGCGGGTTACCGGGGGCTCTTTATGGAGGAAGTGTAGGAGCAGCAGGCGGGGCATTGGGTGCAGGTGCTCCAGGTGCCGCGTTAGGTGCTGGAGTTGGGGGTTTGTTGGGCCTGGGAGCAGGGGCTGCTCTTGGGACAAAGGTGATGTTATCTGCTGAAGCGCAAGAACGCATGAAAGCCAATATGCCGCCGATGCCTCAGTATGGCGCCCAACCGCCGCTTGAACACCAGATGCCGCCTGTACCGGACTATATGCAGGGCATGCCGGCACTGCCAAGGCGGGGCGGCTAGAGTATAGCCGCCCCGTTTAGTTTAGCTGGCGAGGCGTAGTTTAGCACGGACGGTTTTGGTTCTGCCGTCGCGGTCCCGCTGGATTAAACCCTCATCGGCCCACTCTTGCAGCCAGACTGAAACCATCCCTTTGGTGACATTCCAACGAGCGGCTAAATCGTGCTGGGCAACGGGGCGGGTGAACCGCACGACATCGGCGCGGGCCTCGTCCTTGCGGTAAACCCTGCGGGGTTTAGTCGGCTCCGGGGTGGGTTCGGTGTAAACCGTGCGAACCGTTACCGAACCGTGAACGGGTTTACCTGGGTGCCAGCCATACATTGCAAGCGAGAACGCAGCCAACTCGACAACGATACCGAACAGCGCCGGCAGCGCTAAACCGACAGCATAGGCCACATCCTCGACGGGGCGGCCGTTGATGGCGGCAATCAGCGCTGCAATCCGACGCTCGCCAGCGGCCGGGGTGGCCACTGGGAGCTGAGCCAGGCGGTGTTCATGCCCCGCCACGGCACCTTTGTAGACGGTGATTGTGGCCTGAGTAGACGCGCGACATTGCTTGCCGGTGCCGCACTTCCGGATAGCTTCGGCCAACATCGCTTTTGACGCTGTGAGATCGGCAAGGATGCGCTGGCGCTGGGCTTTGGTCCGCTCAACCTGCTCGATGCGTACATCACGGGTCTCGGCTTGTCGTCCAAGTGTTGCCTGGAGCGTGTAGGCGCTACCGGCGATGGCCGCGCACCAGATCAGGGCCATGGCCACCCATTGACCGTCACGGCGGGCGTAGGTGGCGAGGATGGGCAGGCTGATGATGACGGCCCAGACAACGGGCGTGGAGCACAACAACACCCAATCTGGCGTTGGGCTGACGAGCTCGGCTTTGATGAGGTAAGCACTGCCAACTGCCCAAAGGGCGATGGTCGAGATCCTTGCGACCCATTGGGGCCGTGTGGTATGTATAGACATGATTTGCTCCTGGGTGAATCAGGGGTGATCTAGCATCGGTTCAGCGTTCCAGCGCTGGGCCGATGTGTCGTTTATAGAGTGATTTGGTTAATATTGCAACGTATTATCAGTTCGCGTTGTGCTGGCGTTGCAACACGAGCCGCTAAATGCACATCTCAGCAGCCGGCAGATTGTCCGGTGTCAGCTTCAAAGCAGCGTATTCATCGGGCGGCGCGATGTCGCCCGAGTTGATTGTTGTGCACGATACGGCTGGCCGGATCGAGAAGGGCAACGCGGTCAATTGGTTCCGCTCATCTAAATGCAGGGTAAGCGCGCATGTCGTGATTGAGCTGGACGGCACGATCACGCAAATGGTGCCGTTCGCGCGCAAGGCCTGGCATGCCGGCAAAAGCCGATGGAACGGCCGTGTCGGCTGCAATTCGTTCAGCATCGGCATCGAGTTGGTAAACCCCGGCAAGCTTGATGCGCGCGGCAAGGCGTGGTTCGGGGCATGCGGTGCCAATGACATAGAAGCATGCGCAACGCCGGAGCACGGGGCTGGCCATTGGATGCCATACCCGCAAGCTCAGATTGACGCGCTGGTGAAGGTGTGCCGGGCTATTGTCGACGAATACCCCGCATGCAACGAAATCGTCGGGCATTGGCAGATCAGTCCCGGCCGCAAGATTGACCCAACGCCGCTGTTCCCATGGGACGCGGTTCGCGCTGCTGTGCTGGAGCACAAGCAGGACGATGACGATGAGGATGACGACAGACCGCCAGCAGAGCCGGTCACGCCGCCGGTGAGCACGGCAACCAAAGTCGGGGTCGGAGCCGGGGGCGTGGTCGGAACCAGTGCTGTGATTGCACAGACCAAAGAGGGCGTTGCTGTCCTGCAAGAGGCCAAGAAGGTGATGCCGTCTTGGGATAGCTATGCCTGGCCCGCGCTGGTTCTGGCCGGCGCTGCCATCGCCGTGGCGCTGCTGATGCGGAGGCGGTCATGATCTCGCTACTGGCCGGCCGTGGTTTATCCATCATCGGCGTGATTACCGCCGCGCTGCTGGCCCTATGGGGCTGGGGTTACAGCCAGCAGCGCCAGGGCGTAGTGAAAGAACGTGCACGCGTTGAGAAGAAAGCGAAGGATCTCAATGCGAAGGCGAAGCGCGCTTCTGATCGTGCTCGGACTAATCCTAAGCGGGTGCTCAACAAATACTACCGCGATTGATCCGCGCCTGATTTGCGACAGCTGGAAGCCTATCTATCCCAGCCGTCGGGACGTGCTCACTGACGGCACCGCCGAACAGATCGCCGGCAACAACGCTGCCAATGAATCCATCTGCGGCAAACGCCCGCCGCCGCCCAGGAGGATCGCGGCCAATGCTCGTTGATCTGCATGCGACGATACAAACACCGCTGACCGTCATGCTGTGGATGATGGCCGCTATGTGGGTCGCACGGGCGCGTGCCTTTCCTGTCGAACGCATGAGCCGAATGAGCCAATACTTGCTGGGCGTTTATTTCGTGTGCCTCGCGGTCAAACAGCAGTGGTGGTCGATCCGATGGCACTTGCTCGCCATGGGCTCGGAAGGCATCGCGGATTCGATTCAGGAATATGGTCTGCTGATACCGATAGCGGCCAATCTGATCGGTTTGTTTGCGGGCGCCGTTGTGCTGGGGATTGCAAGCAGGCCGTTTTTTGGCAAGCGGAGCGGGCATGTGGTTGGTGGAGCGGTTTGCTGTTTGCTGATCGTCGGCGCGTTATCTACATGGCTCGGGCGGTGAGGCTATGGCGATAGATGAGCAATCAATCACGGAGGCCGTCTCCCGGCTACGACTGGCAAACCATGGTCTCAATGGCGATCTGGGGTGCAAACGGACAGAACGGGCTGACGGGAACCAGCAAAGATCACGAAGTCAGGATCAAGCAGTTGGAGGCGTTCAAGTCGGAAATCCAGACGGTTCGCGAGATCGCCCGCTGGTGCCTGCTCGGTCTGTCAGCGGTGATCGGGTGGCTGCTAACAGAACCCGCCGCAAAAATTATGGCGGTGCTATTGAGATGAGAGATGCGGTTTTCTGGCTCACGGCTCTGCTGACGGTCTCGGTGTTGACAGCGACATTAACGCTGGAAGTGGTGGATGCGTTGCATTAGATGTTTTGTGCGGGGCTTTTATTTTCCTCATCGAGCTACCCCGCTCACCTCGACAAAGCCGGTCGCTACCCGGCCACGCCTATAGCTACCCGTGGCATTTCACCTCTCCACGGCCGAGGGGCCTTTCGTAGTTTTTAGTCCTCTTTGTGCATTGGTGCCTCTGCGATCATGTCGATCAGCTTGTCGCTAATTTTTATCCACGCCGCGCTCGACGCGGTTCTCGCCGCGATTCTCGCCGCGATTCTCGACGCGCTCGACGCGCTCGACGAGCTCGACGCGCTCGACGCCGCGCTCCACCACGCCGCGCTCGACGCCGCGCTCGACGCCGCGTTCGCCGCGCTCGCGGCGATTCTCGCCGCGCTCAACGCGCTCGACGGGCTCAACGCACTCTCAGCCGCGCTCGACGCGCTCTCCGCGCTCTTCGCCGCGCTCGCCGCGATTCTCGCCGCGATTCTCGCCACGCTCGCCACGTTCTCCGCCACGCTCTCCGCCGCGCTCCACGCCGCGCTCGCCGCCACGCTCTCCGCCGCGCTCTCCGCCGCGCTCCACGCCTCGCTCTCCGCCGCGCTCTCCGCCGCGCTCCACGCCGCGCTCGCCGCCGCGTTCCACGCCGCGCTCGCCGTTACCGCCCTACCCACGGCGATGTCGGCCATCAGCTCGGCACACTGCCGGACTTCGTCACGAGCTATAGGGTTCTCAATTCCTGGGTTCACGTCTGGCGTCGTGAGCAGCCAGCGAAGTAGCGCCCAATGGACCCGACTAAGATCCTGTCCTGGCTGGATCGTGGACATCAGCCGTTCAGGCCACTGCCGCGCGAGCTCTACTGGTAGCTCCTCGAAAATACGGTCTTCAAGCCGTGCGATGGCGACAGGGATTCCGAATTGGCTCTCATATTTCATGTGGTCGCCGGAGTGGATCGTGCATCCGACAGCGCATCCCTTGCCGTCTTTCCAATACCCGTATCCCTGGACCAGTTCGTCAGCCGCGCGATGGCCTGCCAATTGAGCCAATATCGCATCTTTGTCGGCCTGTCGGCCGTGGTAGGCAATGAGCATCTGAGTGGTCTTTCTCGCTGAAGTAGGTGGCCGTCTCTCCGGCCTGTCACGCCCACCTTTCGGGTCGCGGCGTTCACGGTCGGTGTCCACCGACTGGTTGCCTCCTGCGTAGGCGCGCTGTCAGGCGACCGAAGTCTAAGACAGCCACTCCGCACCTCTCAGGCAATCGCAGGTGTCCTGCATGGGCGGATTCCGAAACTGGCCTTTCTCGCTTATCCTTCAGCGGGCCGCCTACCGCCCCGCCGTGGTCTCGGCACTTCCCGTCCGTCACGGGCTGGATTCACCACGGTCGCCGCTCTCGCGGGCTGTCTCTTGCCGCTGCCGCCGCATACGGGGCAGCGAGTTTCGTCGCCAAGCTCTCCCAGGCCTATGCAGCAGCGGCATTCGTCGCGTCGAAGCGGCACATGCACAAGCATCGTCAAGTGGGCCTTTCAGATAGCCTTAACGACAAGGCGGTTGCGATAGCGACTGACCGGCTCGACGCACACGGCCGCGCGGCGATCTGGTTCTATCTGTCGCGCCTTGCCATCGTGGCGCACCACGTAGCAGCCATCGACGCGATCCACGATCCAGCCCGCTGACAATCCACCGAGAATGTTGGCCCGAGCTTGAGCGCGGATGTGGTTTTGTCCGTAGTTCTCGTACATCGTCCTGGCCTCTGTTGCTGGCGCCGGTCGGTGCCGGCTGGTGTCTCGTGTCTGATACTGTGAATATAAGACAGTTCGCGCTTGACGTCAAGTAAGTATTCCACTAAATAGTAGTTTGCATGAGAAACAAAAACGAGCGAATGACAAACTCCAAGGCCAAGGTCGGTCACAGCAGCGGGAAGGGGCCGAGCTACGACCCCAGCCTCGTTGGGTACGTGCGCGTGAGCACTCGCGAACAGAACGAAGAGATGCAAATTCACGCGCTTATTCAATCCGGTGTCGATCCTGGCAATATCTACATCGACAAGGGCATTAGCGGGCGCGCCAAGTACAAACCGGAGCGGGAGCTTGCGCTTCGTCAGCTACGCGCGGGCGACACGCTTGTCGTGTGGAGGCTAGACCGCGTGTCCAGATCCATGATCGACATGCTGACGCTGCTGCGTTCGATGGAGGAAGCCGGCATTGGCCTGCGCAGCCTGACGGAATACCTCGACACGCGCGGCGCCATGGGCAAGTTGATGATCCACATCCTGTCGGCGTTCGCCCAGTTCGAGAGCGACAGCGGGATTGAGCGGACCACGACCGGCATTCGACGTGCCCAGGCCAATGGCGTGAAGTTCGGGCAGCCAACAAAGATTACGGACGATGTGATCGACAAGGTGAACACAGCTCTTGCCGCTGGCGAGCATGTGCCCGTGATAGCGAAGCGACTGAAGCTGGCGGAGAGCACGATCAGAAAGTACTGGAAGGGTGAGGTGCTGATGGCGGCGCGGGACGGCAAAGCCCCGGACCCATTTGCACTATAGAGATCGATAAAGGAGGGGAAAGGCAGACGATGAGGGAAACAACCGTAACCTGCGACGCTTGCGGCCGCGACATCTCCACGACAACAAATTGTGTCGATTTTAGGCTGGCACTGACGACAGAGAGACTGCCCGCACATTCGGATGTCGTTACGCTGATGCACATCTCCCAGCCGATAGGCAGGGACCATCATTTTTGTGGGATGAGGTGTCTCACGGACTGGGTTAATTCAGACGATATAACATCGTAGGAGGAATGAAGATGACGGAAGCCGAACGGGAAGCGCTAGCAGACGCGCTCATGGCGATTGCATCGGTGCTGCTCGATATTGCGCCAGGGAACATCGGCGATCTTGACGACTTGTCCGAGGCCATTCGGCGACTGCAATCGGCCGGGTGCAAGCCATCAGACAACAAAGCAGAAAGGTAGCCCTACCGCCGCTCTACCGTTCCATCCATGCGCTTGCGTAAGCCTGACCGCTTTGTGCCAGGCATAGGCCGTGACCTCTTTGGCTTGGCGTTGGCGACTTTCTTGCGGATGCGGCGGGCCTTTCGAAACGCAGGCTGTGCTTTAGCTGTCAGTGTTTGGTGGCATGGCCGAATGCAGAGCACTTGGCAGTTTTCCAGTTCTGCTGAGCCGTCAAAATACGCCTCTAATCGATGATGATATTCAGGGCCATTGCCCGGCCGGATCACGTTGCCGCATTGCTCGCACCTACCGCCGCTGCGCTCCCATGCGGCCAGCTTGGTTTTTTGCGAGAACTCTTGCCGGCCGGTCATAGCTTCATGGCTCTGTAGTTGGCTGACTGACTGCGCCAGGCTTCAATTTTTGCCGCTGCCGCTTCCCTCAATGCATACAGCTTGGCCAGCTCACCGGCAGCATCGGCATCCTCGTATATCGCCTCGATATAGCGTTCCGACGTGCGCGCGTCTGCTTTGCGTCCGGCCTCGTTGCGGGCATCTGAAGCCTTGTATTCCAAAGCTTCGACGTGTTTGAGCCAGTGCCCCGCCTTGATGGCGCGCGCACGTGCTTCGCCAAGCTCTCCGGCGCTATCGCGCAAAAATGACAGTGCACGCTCAACATCTTCGTCGCTGGCTATCATTTCTCACCTCGTATCACGTATCGCCGCACGGCGTCTCGATCTTCCTTATCTACCTTGCAGTACACGTAGCAATCTTCCCAGCCGAGGCCGCGACGTGTGTATGCCATAATCAGCCGCCATTTCTGTTGGCTTATCATCTTGCCTTAATCCGTACTGACAACATCTTGTTGGACAACTCAGCACCGGGGACACGTTCGCCATCGCTTCCTTGGTCCTCGTATCAGCGATGGCTCTATGCAGGTTCTTCCGTCATGAGGCTATCTGCCTTGTCCTTGAAATGCTTCGCAAGTCGGTCTCTTTCATGGTCGGCAAGCTGGTTCCAGCGGTGGACGTTCTTTCTGTCAACTTTCCACTCGTGGAGACCTGTGAGGTCCTTCACCTTGTCAATGCTGAGTTTCAACGCCGTCAGGTCCGGACTATCGGCAGCGCGCTGGTCAATGTTGACCGGCATTGCGGCAGAGCCGTCATCGTCGGCTTCGTCCGTCGTCAAGCCCAAAGCCGCAAGCAGCGTGTAGCGCCGACCGTAGGTGATTGCCGACCCCATTGATTGCGCGTCGAGGCGCGAAATGGGGATCTCGATTTGCGTCCTTTCCATTTGGCCCGTGGGGACATGGATTAGGTCTGTGTAGACAGGGACCAGTCTGCCCTTGACGCCGCCACCTTCATCGGCGGACCACGAGCGGTCTGCGCCCTGCCTTATGCGTATGCCGTGTTCGGAAAGGGCCGGGCGGACTGCCTCCAGTATCGCCTTGAGCGTTGCGTATTTGATCTCGCGCGCTCCTGACTTGTCGGTCTGAACCCAAACGTTGATTTTCTGCATTGCCGTCCACACCGCGAAGTGTAGGCCGGTGGCCCCGTACCCTTGCATGTCGCGTTGCATTTGAACGCGTGCTTGCGCGCTTGACGACATAGCAGCAGACGAGATTTTCCCGTTCTGGACGACTTCGCCGGTTTCCGCGTCGTATTGATCCGTCATGCTGTTCTCCTATTGATTGGTGTGCCGGCGGAGCCCCCCGCAAGCTCCGCCGGCGTTGCCATCACCGGAGCCGTCCATGCTCAACGGATGAAGGCAATTCGGTTGCAGCGCTTGCAATCGCCAGCACGAAT